TGAAGTGCATCGTCAGAATTCTTTGACAGTATATATAATTCAAAATTAATATTGTAAGGAACAGGCATAAAACCAGATTTAACTTGTTCTGCATCAGCTCCATCTGCAACCTTTTTAACCTTCATAACTTTATTAAGTTTTCTGGTTGAGTCATATGTCATACCAGAAATCTCAAAACCAATTCTTGGTAATGTGACTGCCACCTTTTTATTAAGGTTTGGATCTTCTGTAAGTCTAGATAACCACTTCTGTTTAGGCCCATACGCAAGAGGCACTTTCATGGTTTGAATTACATTACCACTATTATCTTTTTTCGTAAGTTGAATTTGATTAAATAGTGTACCAAATGCAACTACCACATTTCTTGTGGATTGATTATAAAAATATTGTCCAATCATAGTTTATTTCATCCCAGCATCACCGAATGGATTAGATTCAGTGAAGTCTAATATATTATCATCTGCAAGTTCAAAGTCTTCATTTTGTGAATTCTCATCAATCGTTGCAATATCGTAAGTTTCTAGTACTATATAGGACGCATCGGCACCCTCTACAGAATTTTCTACTGCAAGAGCACCACCTAGAGTTTCATCCTCAGTAATAATGAATGGCCCTGCATTGTCAAATGTAAGTGTACTTGCATCAAAACTACCAGCGCCTGGTTGGTCGTAACCAATAGAAGATGAATCAAATATTCTACCTTCACCAGCACCTTCAAGTCTAATACCCTGATTAAATACAGTATTCTGTTCCAGTGTAATCTGGTGTTGCATTGTATCCAGAGAATTAGCTGTTTCAATACTATCAAGTACTGCAAGTCCAGTATCAATAACTTCTGAAGAATACTCAAAGGTTTTGCACTTGAGTTTGTATGTAGGTAGATTATGAACCTGATAAAAAGGATCATCGTGATCTACAAAACTGATTTCAAACAGCTTCTGTACTGTAGGCATATAAATTAAATCGCCCTCATCAGGCCGAGTATTCACAATTAAATTTGCATCACTACTTACAGTATTATCCCACCGTCTACGAGAAACAACAAAAGTTGTTTCATCTCTAATCTCTAAACCAAATCTAGAAACTAATTCTTTCTCCCCTTCATATCCCTCTTGGGTTTCCATCCACATCTCTATGCCATAGGCATCATCAAAACGTGACAATGCATCTTCACCAAACAGCTCGTCTTTATTTACGAGAGTCCGGGGAATATAGAACACATCGTGCCCATATATCTGTATGGCTTCAATGGCTAAATCTTCGTAAAGGTGTTGCTCATTAGGCGTACCCTTAGAAAAATATACATTAGTTGTCATTTAGTTTTATCCAATATCAAAGTTTGATGATGAATATAAAAAAGTAGAAGCTACTAAAAATAGATTAACAGATGAAGATGTCGAGTTTGTTTTATTTTATAATAACAGAAATATTAGACGTAAGATGACAAGTGACGTTATTTTAGCCTATAAAACCTTTTGTGATAAACTGACACCAGAGGAAGCTAAGAAAGTTTGTCTCTTAATGCATACACAACCAGTTGATGAAAACGGTACAGATTTACCTGAGGTAGCTCGAGTGGTGTGTCCAGATTATAAAGTTTATTTTAGTAATAGAAAACTAGAACCACATGAGTTAAATCATCTGTTTAATGTGGCTGATGTAACAATTAATATAGCATCTAACGAAGGATTTGGATTAGGAACTTGTGAATCTCTGATGGCGGGAACACCAATCATTGTTAACGTTACTGGTGGTCTTCAAGACCAATGTGGA